TGTTGGCGGTCTTACCCGCTAGGAACGATGGCGTGTCACCCTCGAACTTTACGAAGGTCTGAGTACCCGCGACATTGTATCGCAAAGTATCTGCCGAGGTTTCCATGACTTCGTCAAAGTTAACGGTACTTACTTCATCAGCATTTAGAATTACATATTGTCTGCCCATAGTGTTTTAATGGTTACGCAACATAGATGCTGTCGGGTGCTGTGCTTAAATCGTGAAAGGTTGGACCATTAGTGAGAGTGCCGTCATTACCACCGCTTCCTGCGTCAGTTATAGTGCTAGTTCCGTAATCAGAACCTGTGTCTCCCATACGCCACCATCCGTTAGGTGAGTAAGAAGTTAAATCAGTAGGTACTCCGCTGTTATATATATCGGTAATATCAGAGGCTGAAAGCGGAGTACTCCAAATAGCTACTTCATCTAACAATGTGGGAAACCAATAATTGTTAGTTGCTCTTTTACCTAGAATTAAATCTGAAATAGGTATTTTAGCTTTTGATAGTGATCCGAATTGAGAGTCTGCATTCTTTACTTGAGTGCCGTCTAAATAAATCTCGTAGTCAGTGCCTGACCAATGTACAGCAAGGTGATGCCAAGCCGTATTAGATATAGTCGCACTCCCGTTTGTATAAGCATAATTCCAATCCCCCGTGTAGAGCGTTATAATTTCGTTGGATAAAGAGCCTGTAACATTCCCTGATACTAATATTCCTCCGTATTGGGGAAAAGTACCAACTCCTGTGAAACCGGCTATCATGTATGTACTCTGTGATGCAGATAAAACATTATCAGGTTTAAACCACGCACTAAAGGTTCCTAAATCGTAACTACTACCAATATCAATATAGTCGTTAACGCCGTCTAGGTCTACGCTGTAGGTGTTACTATACGAAGCACCGCCACCGCCGGGTACTGCGGATATAGCCGAGGCTCCAAAACTAGGAAGTATAAAAGTCATCGGATTAGGAAGCTGTATCGCCCGCTAGAACAAACACATCAGCCACGCAACTGATCAAGCCCGTTACTGCATACTGCCCTGCTGTCTTGGTGTGCGATTGGCGGTTATAGAGTGTCGAGCTTGATGTAGAGAAGGTAATCTGCCCTGCTCCATATTGAATTACTGAGCAGTTGAATCCTTCCCCTAATCCGCTTGGCAGGGTAAGCGTAATTGCTGATCCATTGGTGAACTTAATCACCTTCCCGTTATCTCCCGCTACTAGCGTGTAGGTGGTTCCTGTCTGCTCGTTAATAGAAGCGTCAAAGCCTGAGATCGCAGTGCCGTCAAAGTTGCCATCCGTTAAGTCACCAGCATCTACTGTCACCGCACCTGTCTTGCCCGCGACAGACTGAACAGGTGCTAGGGACATTAGGTTGCTTGCCGTAACTTTTTTCGTAACAGGTGATCCGCTTACATCGTCAACGATTGGTAAAACATCTGCCCCGGCGGGTGATGGAAGATCACTGAGATCAGTTATTTTTTTATTAGCCATTTTATTTAATTAGTTAAGATTGGTTCGTTTAGTTCAGTTCGTAGGACTTCGTCTGCCTCGGTGGATAAATAAGATGGACTTTCAAATCGAATAAATGCTCCTGCCTCTGTCTGAAGAAGTGATCCATTTTCTGACATCAAGATTCCATCAATTATTGGACCTACAAAAGAATCCCCCTCAGTATCACCGATGTGTAGTCCTATGCCAAAAAAAGGCATTCTTTACGCCTTGTAGAGGATCGCACTACCACTCGAAAGAGTGATGCTGGTGAATGGTAAATACAAAACCTGACCCTGGCTGAAGGTGATTAAATCACCAACCAAGTCGGACGAATTTTCCATCTGTCCCGTAATTGCTCCAACCACTGAATCCTCAGTAAATTGTACTGCGATAAAGTCGCCTGTATTTGCTCCTGTGCCATTAACATAGGTGCAACCATTTGCTCCCATGCTGTTCTGAATATTGAATGATGATATGCCCATTTTATGATGTGGTTAAAACTGAAATGCCAAAGCTGTAGCTCGGATAAGTGTTAAAGGTTATTTTGTTTTGCGATTGAAGGCGTTCTGCCCGATCAATTTCTAATGCGAGATATTCTTCCGCCCTATTCTCCTCCTGCATAGCCGCCTCTGTCTGTCCGTCTCCACGAAGAAAGTCGCTGAGTCCGCCGGCTACCAGGTAGTTGGCTAAAAAGTCAGGCACATTCGTTTCCTCTCCTGCATCCTTTCCATAGGTTGGCCGAACTGCGGTCCCTACGATAAAAACAGAAGATACCGAACTGTTTGCCGGTAAAATCAAGTATCCGTCCAGTAGCTTAAAATCTAACAATACCGCCGTGCTGTCAGTAAATGGATTCTTCGTATAAACCTGGTGGATTTCCATGATGTTTAAATCATTGTCGATCTGTACTGCCTTGCCGGCTGTGGGATCAGTCGTTGATCCGACTGACTTCTCTACCAGTTTGAGCAGTTCAGGCCACTTGCATCGATGCCAGGCAGTCTGTGCTCTACTATTTAAAGATTCCTTGAAGAAAAATTCATCGACCTGCGTCAAGGTTGGCAGACCAGCCGCCATCTTGAAGCGTTTCTCGAGTGAATCAAATGTAACAGTTCTTGCCATTATTATTGAACATTAGCGATGCCTGGGCTAACAGGCTTGCCTCCGGCTTGAATGTTATGCCGGTTAAATTGTGACGGGGAACGATACTGCAAAATATCATTTCGATATTGGCGTGACTGTTCCCTGACTAAATCGATTTCCAGTGCGAGCATTGCTTCAGCATTTTGCTCTTCCGCAAATGCTTTTTCAGTTTGCCCATCACCACGCAAAAACCCGGCATAGGCAGAATGGGCGAGATAGTCGAAAAAGAAGTTAGGGATGTTTTGTTCATCTCCGGCCTCATCACCATAGTATCCTGATGTAGCTGAACCTGAGTTTATTTCTCCTCGTAAATCCTTACGATAGGTTACAAAGACATTAACGCCGTTCAATGTGCTAGGCTCAATGATTTTGACCGATGGATAACCTCCCGAATCTAACTCGGTTAGAAATGTATATTCATCAGGGTAACGGGCAGAAGTTGGATCTTCTTTATGAATACGAAAAACAACATTGGCATCGTTTGCTAGCTTGTTGCTCGTTCCGTAAACCCGAAGTCTATTGGCATCAGATGTCACTATGGCAACACTTTCTCCGATTACGGTGAACTGTGGCCAAGGGTAACGCTCATGGGCTATACGAGCCGCACGATTTACAAGGTCTCTGAGAAAACTAGCATCTGTTGCCTGTAATGCATCCAGTCCGGCTAATGCACGAAACCTAGATTTTAATTCCGAATATGTTGCGGTTGCGTAGTTTGCCATATTTAAAGTTAGTGTTTAATTTTGCACTCCGGGTTTGATTTCTCGAAGTCCTTACGAAATCCTTTGTCTGCCCAGCATCCAGGTCTTTCCTGTTCATGGCGGACATATGTGGTTAAATCTGTTACCCGAGCAAGTCGAAGGTCGCCTTTGCCTCCTTCAAACGCTTTGGCGGCCTTGCGGGACTGCTTTTGGCGTTGTGCATATCCAGCCTTTTCGCGGACTGCGGCTCGCTCGTTTTCCTTACGAAGGTAATAAGCGATTTCGTCCTGTGACGATCTGCTTTTCTTACCTCCCCTTACGATGATATTTAGACTCATTTAAATGGAAAAAAGGGAGCCGGTCTAACCCTAAACCGGCTCCCCAATAACAACATGATAGTAATAAACCCGAAGAGTTTAAACGATTGACCCCAAGGCTCTAGGATTACCTACACGAAGCGTAAGCATTGCCTCAGTGAAAGCTCTTTTGCCGGCTCCATTGTCAGGAAGATCCACTACGGAAATGCCTTCAAGGAACTTGAGGGAAACAGTGTCATCGTCAGGAATTAAGTAAGCACGATCTGTGTTTACTGTTCCTTCTGCTGTGTCAGGACTGGAAGCCGATCCATTCACACGACCCAAGAAAAGGTCAGGAATGATATCGATAGAACCAAAATCGCTGACATAATGAAGAACTGAATTAACCAAGGTTTTTCCGCTTACATCTTGAGTGAAGCTGTAAACAGGATTGTTGGTAACTGCGGCACGGGTGTAGTCAGTAATGGCGTTCATTACTGCTGGACCGGCATACAATTTGTAAGAACCTTTAGCACCACTTGCAGTGTAAACCGCTTGAAGTAATCCACGAAGAGCAGACTCAGTTAAAGAACCAAGACTTACACGGGAACCACTAACAGCACGAAATGCTTGTTTAGCACTTGTATCGAATGTATTTCCTGTAGCACTTGGGTCAGACCAAATTCCAAGACCGCAAAGAGTTGCTCCGGCGGAAGAGGTTCCGGCGGCTTGATCGTTTCCTGAAGCGATAGCAGTTTCGATTGAGCGTTTAAGCTGAATTAAGCTTTTTGCTTTGGAAGCGTTGAATAATCCACCTTGTCCACCAGGAGCGACATCAATCATCTCAGCCTGACGCGAGACGGAGAATATGTCTCTGATGGTTTGGACTCGGTTACCAAGTCTTGCACGAGAGTCGATCAAGTTAGCGGCATCGGAGATCGTAAGATCAACGCCGTCAATTACTCCTCCAATCTCGGGGTCTAAAAGTGAGTCTACCAACCACTCGTTAAGAGTTGCTTTTGGAGCTTCGGATTGTGAGAGAGTAGAATACAGAGGTGTTTCAGTAGGCTCTACGGTTTTCAGAAGTGATTCTAAATTTTCGCGAGCACCCTTAGCACTTGTTACATTGTATGAAGTAGCAATAGCCATTTTAAGTATTTCCTTATTTTAAGATTTTAAATTTTAGTCCGCTAGAAATGCGGCAAGGTCGTTAGCCGAGAGTGGTCCTTTCCGATCCAGGATTTTTGCTTTTTTATTCTGCTTCCGAGTCGCTGAGTTTTCGATTGGCGGGGATGCATCTCCTCCATCAGTTGGAGGTGGAGCCTTACGCTTTTTGACTACCTTCTTGGGAGCCTTTGCGGTTTGCTCGCTTTTCAATGCTTCTATGCCTCTGACAAGAGTGGCGGCGATAAAGTCACCATTGGGGAGGTTATCCAGTACATTGCCGTATTGGCCTCGTAGCTGTTTATAGGTTTCTCTACGGGATTCGGATATATCATCATCTTTCGATGAATCCATCCACGGATGGGTGTTGATTGTATCTCTACTCCACTCGCTTTTTTCCCTTAGATACTCACTCCTCTGAGGAATCTTTTCGGTAAGGTATTCGTCAGCCTGGGTAAGGATATTGCGAATATCATCATCACTATATTCCTTGCCATCGACCTCTACGAAATCCTTGCCTATGTGTTGAAGTGCAAATTTCTTGGCCGCCTGTGCTTCCCGCTTCAAGTTTTCCAAGTCTTCAAACGATTGAATGTTTTCTAACTCGGGTTGAGCCGGTTGCGATTGACTGCCTCCTGATTGCTTAAGGTTTTGAATCTCACTCTTGAGCGACTCCACTGTTTCTTCTGCTGATTTTGCTCGAGCAGTAAGACGCGAAATCTGTTTAAGAGTTTTCTTGAGAGCCTTTGGAGTTTCCTCCTCGACCTCTTCTTCAACCTCTTCCTCTTCGGTATCCTCCTCCGTTTCCTCTTCTTCAGATTCTTCGGTTACAGACTGTGAAAGAACATCTTCCTGGTCGGCAGATGCTTCTGCTTCTTCGGGAGTCTCGGTGACTTCCGCTTTAGCCTCATCCGCCTGTTGAGCCTCCTGATCCGTTTCGACCTGTTCGACAAAACTTGCCGCCAAATCTTCCACCGATAGTGGGCCTCGTACTTGATTGTTTTCTGCTCCCGATTGTTCAGCCGGAGCCTCGCTTATAACTGTTTCTGCCATGATTTCTGCGTTTGTTAGTAGAGTTCGCACTCTCTTGCTTGTATCTGCGGAGCAGATATGCCCCACCAGTGACAATTATAGCAGTTTAAAAAGCAGTTTTGTCAGGTAGCCCGAAAAATTTTCCAGTTATCCTTAAATTTCTCATGCTTGGCTTTAGAATCAGGGTTGTGAGGATATAATCCGATCCTTTTTGCCCCGTCTAATTCCATGCATGGGATATTGTAAAAAATGTTTTCATCTTCGACATATGCCACCAATATGTCTACCTTTGTACAGTCTATCGACTCTTTGCCGGTCGATCCGCTGGAGGTCGTTACCATATACCGACCTAATCCACCCCGTTCTTTGTCTTTGGACTTACTCTCAGTTCCTTTTATCTGAATCTTGAATATCTTGCCCGCCGTATTCATTACCAGGCAATCCTGTGGCAAATAATCGCCTAATGGAACAAAGACTTCCAGCCCATGCTCGAGGGCTTCCGAAAAAAACTTCTGCTCGTAGAGGCTACCCTTCCTCTTCATCTTCGTCATCATCCTCGAGCACCATATCGCACTCGAAATCGACAACATCATCATCCAGCCACTCCTCGAGATCCTCCATTGCTATTTTGGCGATCTCCGTATCCTCAATGTCGGACTCTTCTATCCAACGATTGATCAATGCCCTGTGGGCGTTTTTAAACTGCTGATGGGGTGTCAGTTTCGGCATTATCCAACGCCTCCAATATTCGGGTAAGTCCTGCAATCTCTCCCGATAAGCGGGCAAGCTTCTGCGGATTATCGACATGGGTATAGTCCTGAAAATCGACCAGGCACATATCCCTCTGTTCTTTAATAAAGTCTTTAATCACTACCCACTCGGTTTGTTCACCGAGTCCGGCAACTGCATCTCCTAATGTCATTTTTTCCTTCTTACGGGTTTTACTCTTCTTCCAATTCCTACCTTCGATTTCTCAGCCTTTTTCCGTTTCAGTTGGCTTTTACTCATCTCCGATTTGGTCTTGGGTGTTTTACTCGAAACTCTTTTGGTTGGCCGGCAGTATTCATTCGACTTACCCTGACCGCATGGTTTGCCGGTCCGTGTATCTTGCCATTTCTCAGCACCCCATCGTTTTAATGATGTACCCTTGGCAGTCTTACGAACCTGCCCTTTGGACTTTCGGCACTTGGCAATCTGTTGCGATGCCCGAGCAGATGGGAATACCTTCACCCGAGCCTTTACCTTTTTATAACAAGCGTCCTTTGGCATCTTACCACTTTTTGCAGGACCAGTATCCTGCTGTTAGCTTTGATTTCTTCTGATCGCACTTATGCCTAGCTCGAAAAGATTTACGGGCATCAGGATTAGATTTACGGATCTTCATGTTTGCATCCCCAAACCTAATTGTCTTTGTCTTGCCATTCTCCGATGCAAGTACGACAAATTTCTTCTTCCCATATGAAGGTTCACCCTTTCGGATGCGTCTAGGGGAGTTGACCTTAGTCGGTTTACTCACTTTTTCTTTTTCTTCTTGAGCAATTTCTTGACAGTCGGACTCATTTTCTTCCGTCCCATTGCTTTAGCTTTGCTGGAAGGCCGTCCAACCTTCGATCCGTAAGTTCCTTTTCCGTATGGCATGATATTATTCCTTTCGATTAAGCGGCCATCGATGTACCTGGTACATTGCCGGGGGCTGTCCCCAGTTGGCCAATTAAAGCGTTTCTTTGTTGAGCTTGCTGTTGCTCGAGTTGTCCTGCGTAAATCTGAAGTCGTTTTGCAAAGTTTTCGTCTTCCTGCATTCGTCTTTGGATATCTTCGGCGGGAATCTCTTCTGTGCCGGTAAGATATTGCTGGAGGACTTGCATCCGCAGTTGCGAGTTTGCTCCCTGTGGGGCGTTGACAACTTGGCCTGAATAGATTTTGGCGAGATCGGCGGATGTTTCTTTGATTTCTTTATCAGTTGCCTCCTGTGCTGGCATGATTAATTGCGATGCCAGGTTTGGATCAATCGCTTCCAATACCTTGCGAAGATAAACATCGTAACGAGCAGTTCCCTGGCGATCATACTGAGCCATCAACTTACCAACTGTATCGAGCTTTTCGATCACCTTGGATTCATCCTGGTTCATCGAGTTCCAACTAATATTAAAATCATACAACTCAGCAGTTTCGTCCAAAATTAACTGTGCTCCCTGCTCGTTATTCGTAACCCGAAACCATATCATCGGTCCGCTGTAAGTCCGATCCAAGCACCACACACGCTTCAAAACTTCTTTCCATCCACTGAGCCAGCAGTTGACCAAATGCTGTTTTATCACATTGGCCTCTACCGCATCGTCAGGTCCAGTCGCCCGTCCTGTTACACGATCACATAACTGGCGGATTTGCATCTCCACCTGTGTCGATGCAGGTGAATATTTCGGGGTTTCCATCCATCCAACTTCATCCCTACGGCGAACAGGAATCTGTGCTCCAGGTCCGATCCTTTCGGGACGGCGACCCAGGCTGTAAAGAAAGGGAGGCATCGTTGTCATCGATGCGGCATCACGCCGTGCGTCCATCTCTGTTTTAGCCGCAATCTGATAACTCTTCAGCAACTCAGGGTATCCGCGAGAGTCCAGTAAACGATGGTTTAAATGCTCTCTCGTGATACATACAAATGGATATCTGCCTTCGTCATACCCAACCGGCTGATGGAATCCTGCTTCATCCATTTCGTCCGTCCAGCAGGTCTTAGTGACCACAGGAACATCATCCTCATCCAACTCCTTGCGATAAGTGGTAACTACCCGAATCAATCCCTCGTAGTGCTGACTGCCATAGCTTGTGCCATAGTCATAATGCATGGCCGAGTCGCTGTATTTCTCCTCGTAAAAGTCTTTTGCTTTCTCAATCGCTTCAACGATCCACGCTTCATCCCATCCCTCGTTTACCTTCTGCTTCAACGCTTCAGGGGAATAATAATGAATACAGTGAATGCTCCTGGCGGATTCCAAATCGATTACATTTGAATCGACTATTAATTCACGCCCTAACTCATAAGCCTTAACCGCAGGACGGTTTACGACCACTTTTTCGGTCGGAATTTCGGTCTCACCTGTCTTCCGCAACTCATTAAGCATCTTCTTAACACGACGCTTTTTGAGCTTCGGAAAGAGGGGATAAAACATCTCTTCGACTCCCTCCTTCATTTCGGGATCTTCTATCGCCATTGCCAGTTCAGGCGAACTCTGGGCAATCTGCTCGAGGCTGATCGGTTCAAACTTCCTCGCCTTTTCCTGCTTCCAGTAAGTACCGAAAAAGGTCACCCCGTTCTGTAATAAATAATTCGCTCCTATCGATGACTCCCTCATCAGTTCATCCATCGTTCCCATCCGCCAGCGAAGAAACTCCGTCACCAACTTGGCCGATGCCACATCTCCACTCTCCACGGGAGCCGCCACCAGGTTAGCCTTGGTCAACGCCTGTGTCAGGGTGGCAACATCGCCATCGATTAA